CTGTTAAGATATATGTGCTAGTGTTTACTCTGTGGCCGACTTTAATGTTAGAAACATTGTCTAACGAAATTGTTTGGATTCCGATAGTTCCTAATCCTTGTGTACCTAATACGTTTCTAGTTACATTATTAACAATTGATCCTGACACAATTGTTGCAGTTGTTGCAGAACTTGTGTACCCTGAGCCACCACTAACTAATGTTGGATTAATAACACCTTGGTTTACTGCTTGGAAAACGATGTAGTTGTAATCTTCTTGAGTGTATGCAAACACAGAACCGTCAGGTTGTACTGTTGAGAATCCTGTGATGTGATATACGTAGTTAGAATCGTCATCCCAAGTTAACGAAGTACTTGGTCTCGCAATAGATACAGGGTTAAATCCAGTGACCTTAACTAATGTGCTTGATCGTATAATAATTGGATCACCGTTGTTGACAGTTTCTAATAGTCCAGTACCTTCAGTACCTGATGCAATATTTCCTGTGTTAAAGAATAGTTGGTAAACATTCGGAACGATTTCATTCTGCGAATTTAGTGCAGGGGTTGCTGACCCTACACTATATTGTTTACGAATACCGCCGTGATTGATTTCAATTATACTTCCGTTTAGTGGAGGATAACCGCCTGAAGTACTATCGATTTCGATATAGATGTAAGATTGACCTTTCTGTGCAGAGAACAACGGGTTATTAACGTAAGCAGTGGCAATTTGCACCATTGGAAATACGTTAGTTAGCGACAGCGGAACTTCCATCGGATCACTACCGTCGGCAACAAGTCCCCAGTTACCATAAACTGACGAACCAGTTAATGTACGAACTTGTGAACCGTTCAGTGAGTAATATGAACGGTGGCAGTAATAGGTAAACATCGAAACGTTTTCCATAAAGCCGCCGTTGGTTACAAAGATACCGTAGCCTAGGTCGTTAACCTGTGTAAAGTCGTTTGCAAGCATTGAACGGTTACCTGCAGTAACAAGTTCGACCTCTTCAGGTGCTACGTCTAAGAATCCAGAGTTTGGAGCTGGGACAGTAATATCGAGATTGCCGAACGCTACTCGGTACTCTACACTACTGGTCCAGTTTGCTCCGCCCTCTGTGATGAGTATTTCTGTAATTGTTCCGTCTCCAGATCCTGTGTCGTTATCAATCTGAGTTACGATACCTACAGCTTTAACTCCGCCTACGATTCCGACAGGAATGATCTCGATACGGCATCCTACGTCATACCCGTACCCTCCGCTTACTATGTTTGCGTTTGTAACTGAACCGTTGACGATAGTTAAGTTATTAAGAATTGCACCACCGACGCTAATAAAAGGTGTTGACTCATATCCTGTACCTGGGAATGTAATTACAATATTAGTAATCACTCCAGTTCCGACCGAGACTGCATAACCTCTTGCGCCGAGACCGCCTATTCCAGTTGGCTGTTCGATAATAATCGGAATATTAGATTTTCCAGGTAAGAACCCGCCTGCCGAGTCGACCACACTAACAGTATTACCGATTCCACCAGGAATTAACGGATTTAATTTTAATGTTGCAGAATAACGCTGTACACCGTTGTCGTCTAAGAACGCTGGCTGGAAGTTTGCAAAGAAGTCTACTTCGTAGCGCACGCCCTTGTTCATAAAGAAAGTAGGAACCTGAGGTCTACGAATCAAACCTGTAACATTTAAGTCCAGCGGACTACCGATCGGATCCCAGTCAACTGGAGTACACATTACGTTACCACTGAATCCGTCGACTAGCATACCTCCAGCAAATCTTTGTTTAGCAATACTCTGCGAGAACGACGAAGCAGTTTGCGTGTACGGTGACTTATTCTTAATCTGTCCTGCAGGATCTAATACCTGCATAAAGCCGCCGTGATTCTGACAGCTTACGTAACGAATAACGTTAGCATCGTTCATTAAGAATACGTCTAGTTGATCATTATTCTTAGGAGGATTATAAGCAGGATCGTCGGTTATAATTCTAGCTAGTGCTTGTGTTAAGTCTGCTAAAACGTCAGAAGCTGCAGGTTCGGCGATTAGTGTCTCGTTAATTACCTGAGTTGCAGTTGTAAGCCCAGATATTGCAGTATTTGTTATAATATCTTGTGCAAGATCGTTTAAGTAAGTTACCGCAGCAGCAGTTTGTACCGCCTCTGTTTCTTTGACTACAGTTACATCACGGTAGCTTTCTCCTGCATATATTGTTCTTTCTGAACCACCGTATATTAAATCTTGTGCTAAACAATCAACAATTAGCCCGACATCTCTCTTACAGATGTTGCGGTCATATACTAATGACGGGTATTCTGTATCTATGTATTCGACGACCTCTTCCTGGATAAAGGTTCTGTTTAATGTTAATAAGGTAGATGCACTTTCCAATCCACCGAGATTCTTTACAGCAGTTAAGAGATTCATCGGACGCAACGGATCTCTTAGATAGTGATACCCAAATAGAATTGGTTTATAAATGTGCCAGTCGCCGTAAGATAGCTCAGCAGCGTTTAGCATCGGAGTTCCTAAGTTTACACTAAAGCCGCCACCAAATGTATTGGTAATAATACCTTGACCGCTGTTGCCTATAAACATGTAGCCTTTGTATTCAGAAGTGATAGTACCACCACTAAGTGCAATTGTGATATCTCCGCTCGAACCACTCGGAATCGCATTTGCCCCTGCTAACGTGCCGCCGGCAGCGTAGTCAGTTGAGAAATCAATATCTGAAGTTTGTAATCCGTCTGTTTGTGCATCTCGACGGAAATACGTATTAGCCCAAATGCTTGCAGAAGGCCCCTGTGCAGGACGAACAATACAACGTCTGAATTCGTCGCCACGTATCGAAACATTTGCTGCCAGTTTAATCGGATACTGCTCGTAGTACTCGCCTGATTCTACAACCAGTGTGATTTGTAAGGAACTAACGTTTGTGTTGTAAACAACAGTTTCGCCTGGAATAAAATCACCTGAGTAAACGTGCCATTCTGTTTCGTTAAACGTGATTCCGGCATCTGGTCCGAGATCAGGGAATTCTACGATAAAGTAGTTTTTGTAAGAACCTCTTTTATATGTAATATCCTCTGAGACAAATTCATCACCGATTTCTACGATTGTTCCTTGTGTACCGTTGTCAGTATAGAATTGGTAGCCTTTCCAAAATTCTGGAATCGGAACCATTGTTTCATCGTTGAATGTAAACTTAACTCGGTTAGAAGTATCGAAATCGGGAACAGAAGTAGTAATAGAAGTATTAAAGTCATCACCGTAGTCTACATATAAAATTGTATAGACTTCTGGGTCACCTGAGTTTTCTCCCTTCTGAATATTTTCAATAAGCCCGATTGCTTTACTTCCCGGGAAAATTGTGTAGTCGCCCGATTCTGCGACACCGAACTGATCTGACCCAAGGTTGCCTACACTTAGTCTTAGGCGTGCTAGATTATTACCGTAATAGTTGTCAGTTACATCGAGGACAGTAGCAGGTGACCCGTTGTTATATGTAAGTAGTCGAGCATAGTCACCGACTTGAATTTTACTAGTTGCAATTAACTGTTCAGCATATTGTGCGGCTTTATTGATAGTTCTAAACGCATATGCTTGAGCGCGACCGCGACGTACTGGAGGAACTTCTGGTTGATAGTCTCGTCCTTTCTGAGTAATGAATAGATTGTTTTCGCTGTAGAAGTCGTTAAAGTCAACGTATCCTTTTGTAGCAGCAATTAACCCGCTGAAGTCTGTGTCGTCTGATGTTTTAGGATTTCTTGATAAAATTAACGGTCCAGTCATCTTGCCGAAGCTGGTGTTAGTGTTGCCCGTAGCAGGGTCAATAGTTTCGGTGCCTTGTAGCGAAAGTTTTGTATCTACGTAATCTTTTCGAGTAATGTGTGATGGATCAGTTGCCTGAACACTGAGGTCAATTGTTTTAAGACTACCAGTTGAATCAAATACAGTGATTACTTTTCCAGCAAGAGTTCCGGTGCTCACTGGTGGGGTTAAACTAATGTTTTCTCTTAAAGTGCTTCCGTTTAGTGAGGTTGAAGTTGTGAGTTCAGTACCTGTTGTGTAGAGACCGTCTCTCTGTAAGAAGTTATCGAACAGGAATCTTCGAGTTACTAAATCTTGATCTGATTCTGGACTTGCAAAAGTAGTTGCTCTAAAATTTGCACCATTGAGGTCTGTAGATAGTGTCGGAGTTGGATCAGTAATCAACGAGCTCGAAGTGTTAATAATAGTCCATTGACCCCCGTTGGTATCTTGTGTGATTGAAATTCCGGTGCCACCGATAAGATTAACTTGGGTTACTGTTACATCTGCAGCTAATTCTGCATTTGACGTTACAAGTACTCTGTTTCCGATAGCAACAGTTGGAGTATCAGCTAACGTGCCAAAGAAGCTAAATCCTGCTTCTGTTGCACCTAATCGCTCGTAAAGCTGAATAAAGTTTTCGTTTGTTTTTCTAAACGCTTCGCGAATACTGTCGCCTGTACCGTCGTTTGACTGAATACCGATGTTAATAACTTGTCTTGCTAATGTAGCTGTTGAGGCCATAATTTCTCCAAGAGTCAGATCTCTTTGGAGTATTTACCAAAATATTTTATAAACCTAATGTAAATACTACATGTTCATCAAGACAGAAAAAGAAACAGTTGTGTATATGCGCCTTAGCAAAAAAGGCAAGTCTCACGAATACAAGCGTACTAGAACTACCGCTATATTACGCTGCGATTGCTGTCACGAACTTTTTACACGCCCGATTGCTAAGATTAATCCTGTAAGACTAAGCAACAATTATTTTCACGTGTGCGATAAGTGTGATGCTAAGAAGTTCGCACAAAGCAAAGGGGCCGAACGCAGGACAATTTGGAATCGCCCTGCGAATAGTGAAGATGATATTAGTACAATTTAACCTAGAAGAATCTGTGAAATTTCTTCTTTAACTTCGTCGTTATGAATGATTCCTAACACTTGATTTCTGTGCGAAGTAATCAACAAAGACTCTGCAGCAGATTGTGTTAATCCACGGGTTTCTAAGTAATATGTACGCTCACGGTCTAAAATCTCAGTGTTAGATCCTGTGGTAATTCTAGCACTATCACTGCGATTCCATGCTTCTGGAACACTGTGACATCTGCCACCTTTGCCCGTTACTAAGTTAACATTTTCAAGGCTAACCTGCGCATATTCGGTATTTTCTTCTACAGTTACCATACCTTGATAAACAGTCTGGCTACCTGTCCCTGCTTCGCAACTAAAGAACTGATTGCTAACGCTATAAGACCCACCGTGACGGATTTTAGTAATAATTTCGCAGTCTCCGCTAACATTGTTCTGTGCGTGACCGTAACCGTTAAAGTTTGCACCGTTATCGAGATCTACTTGAATAATGTGCTTGTTTAACGTTCCGCCCTTGACAAACACTCCCATATTGATGTGCCCTCCGTCGCGAACACGGATATCGTAGATGAACACTTGCTGAAGTTTATCTGATGCTTCGTTTATGATAGCAAGATCAAGGGTAGCACCTTCACGAACATCGATTCTAAGATGTTTTGCTAGTAACTCTTTTTCGGTAGGTGTTTGTCGCAAAATAACGCTATCGACTCTATCTTGCTTTAGCTCAATTAAGTTAGCATCGATTACTTTAAATTCTTTGTCGAAATACTGTTCCGGTGTAAATGCCCAGTCAGGATCACCTTTTTGTGCTTTAAGAAAACTCTGAATACCCATCTTCAATGATCCTTGTGTAAAGTTCTGCATCACCCGACATCTTAAATTCTCCGTCAACCATAACGTGAACGTGTGTGGGCTGTAAAATGTTTAGTAGTTCTTTGTTGTGAGTAATTACAATGCAGCTACGATTGCCTTCTTTAATGTAATCACGCAGGATAGTTCCTACTATAACTATCTGTTCGTTTGATAGCCCTTTGTCAATTTCGTCTAAGATAATTAACTTAGGGTTTGACATTAACATGAAAATTAATTCGTTGCGTTTTGCTTGATTCATAGTCATACTAGCGATAGATGGAGTTAAATCTCCATGTTCGCTACCTAGGTCTAACAATGCACAGCATGTCTTATATTTTAGTTCTAGATCAGCAGGATCTACATCATACTGTTTGAAAAACTCGCGGATTAACTCGTAATTTGTGATGCTTTCGAATTCTGGAGGGAATTGAAAGCTAATAAAAATACCTAGTTCGTTACGTTCAGCAGGGCTTAAATTTTGTATCTTTTTTCTGCCCCAGTAAACATCACCTTCGATGACGCAAACACTCGGGTGTCCAGTTATAAGGTGGGCAAATGCACTCTTACTGCTGTGCTCAGGGCCCATGATTGCATGGATTTCTCCTTGCTTTAATTCTAGTGAAATGTTGTCAAATACTGCTTGTGAATCTGCTTTTGCTGTTATGTTTTTTATTTTTAGCATATGATAATTATAGCGTGGTTAATGGCCAGTTGTCAAACAGTCTTTTTTCTACTATGGTTATTTATAGGCTTAAATACACGCACTTAATTTTTTATAAGGAAACTTTACTATGGAATTCATTATTCCCCTCGTTATTGCAGCAGGATTAGCATACCTTTATGTATCTTACAAGAAGTCTAAAAAAGAAAGTGCTTCAGTTACTCCAGAAGCGCCATACAAGGTTGAAGCACCAGTTGCGGTAGAACCTCAGATTACGGATGCAGTTACACTTGCGCCTACTGCGGTTAAACTTCGTAAGCCAGGCACTCCTAAGAAGGCTGTTGCTGCTAAAAAGCCAGTTGTTAAAACAACCGTTAGCAAGACAGCCGTTACTAAGAAGGCACCTGCTACTAAGCCAGCGGTTAAAAAAGCTGCCCCTAAGGCAGCTCCTGTTGCAAAGAAGCCTCGTACCCCTAGAGCAAAGTAAGAGCTTTTGCTTGCTCGGCTAGTGCAAAGCTAGCCAAGTTCTTTGCTTTTGACTCACACATTATATCGTGAGTATCTAAGAAACTCAGTGCCCATTCGTTAACTGCTGTGTTCCAGTAGAAATTAGAGTGTGCTCTGAGTTTCGACTTTTTGTGTCCTGAACCTAATAAAGCCACATAGTCGGGTGCTGTCTTATTACAGTGACCGATTAGCACATCCTCTCGACTAACACTAAAATGAAGGGTAGGACGAACACCACGCCAAGAGTCAATAACACGTAATACACGCGGGTCATTAGACTTAATGTATTCTCCTTCGCGAATAAGGTGATGATGTATGTCCAGCACAATAGGTACAAGATCACATATATCAAGGCAATCATCAAGTCCATGCTTCATTTCCTCGTTTTCAATTGTGATACAATTACGGGCCTCAGGTGACAGCCTTTTGTAGGCCTGGCGTATACCTTCACTACCACATCGTCCGGCGATGTGAACGTTGACCTTAAAATCTTGGAAGTTCCTACCGAACCCCATCCAGCGTACCATATCGACATGATATTCAAACTCCTCTATTGAACGATTAACAATATCAGGGCTATCACTAGCCAGTACAACAAACTGCCCAGGGTGAAAGCTAAGGCGAACATCTTTGGCTCGGGCTTGCTCTCCCACTCGACTAAATCCTTTTTCAAGATACGCCCTAACATCTGGTAGCTGATAAAAGTAAGCCCAGTCAGGGTGAGTATAGACAGGAAGAATATCGCTCCCAAGCCTAACCATTCGTAAGTGTGCATCTAAGTTTCCTACCTTTTCTACAAGTTTGCGAATTGATTCGATATTGCCTTTAACAAGATCCCAAAGTTTGTCCTCGGCGACTTGTTTTGACTGACGATTGAGCCAAGTGACAGTAGTAGACCCGGTATTGTATTGCTTGGCATTTTCAGTGGGTTTAATGCCGTCAACTTGCCCCGGATGATCTATCCATTTGCAAGCAAACCCGATTTTTTTCATATGATATTAAATCTATATAGTAGCTGTTCAATAACAAGGTAGTAGGCCCAAAAAGGAATAAAGAATGCAAACAATGTACTCCACACTCCTTTAGCGACTACTACCCCCGCAATCCACGCAACAAAAAGAACAAAACCGAAAATGTTTTTCATTCTATAATTATAGCATCATTGTTCTTGTTTGTAAACGACACCGTATTGTTCGTACAACCATTTGACAAACTTGTCCACTTCTGCTGCTTGAAAGTCTCTGTGCAAGCGACCTTCATTATAGATCTTTGCCCCTAATCGGACACGCTCTAACCATTCTTTTTCGTTCATATAGATTACCCTTCGTATCGACAATGGCTCTTTTTTGTTTCCCAAAGCTCAACAGCAGTCACAGTAACAAAATCACCAATGCGTTCTTGAGCGTAGTCTTTTAGGTGTCTGCAAATGTTTTCGGAAGTAGGAACAAAGTCTACCAGCACAAAACTGTTTCGATGTAGCTGCTCGTCTGCAGATTCTGAATTAATGATGTCGCCTAAGTTGGTAAAATTAGCAACTAAATTCGGTGCAATTGTCCCAGTGATTAACTTAAAATTTGGATCGTTAATGTCGATCATGAACTTGTGGTCGAGTACATCATCAACAAACCCTTTCATAAAGTTTAGATTCTTAAAGTCTGTGACCATTGCACTTTGATCTAAAGTATCTGCACCCAAAAACACTTTGACAACATAAGAATGTCCGTGAAGATGCTTACACGCACACTCTGTTTCAATACTCAGGTCGGGGCGATCTAATTTTTGCGCCCATACTCTGTGCCCCATCTCAAAATGGAATTCCTTGTCAATTACCCATTTATAATTCATTTTTTATTCTCCTATATTAAATTATAACATAGGCGGCAGAATTTATGCAAGCGGGATGACGCCAAGACCGCTAATTCTATTTAAGGTTGATTGCTATCTGGTGCGTAATTTTTAACAACTTCTTGCTTGATAATCTGTATCTCTCGAATTATTTCTTCAAGAATCAACGCTTCGGTTGCTTTATAATGTAATAAGTATCGAATTAGTCTCATGGTCCAGTACCACCAGACCATTGATATTACTAGGCCCATACTTGTTGTGAACCAAATGAACTTAGTTTGGAAAATGTAATCCCAAGAAAAGATCATCCCTATCACAGTTGCGACTACGCCTGCACTTAGAATCATCCATATCTTTCGGTATGAATCTATCAAGTATAATTGCTTAACGTGCGCTCTTAGTGTTTCTATCATAAACTTCACTCAGCACAAGAAAAGATCTTGCACTGCACACTTAATTATGCTTGTGCTGAGTGAAATTAAACTACAACAAAATTTGTCATAATAGGTTTACTATTATGCATCATCTCCCGGACGCTTCTCAACTACTTGGTCTGCAAGCCCGTATTCAACTGCTTCTTCTGCCGACAAAAATGTGTCAAACTTCATAGTTTCGAACAGTTCTTCGTAATCCTTGCCCGCAGTATTGTGCTTGACATACAGTTGAGTTAGACGCTCGTTTAGCCGCTTAGACTCACCCATAGCACGTACAGCATCTTCAAACTGTAGTTCTTGTACGTGTACGCTACCACTAGTACCGCGTGTACCTGAACTTACACGGTGGATCATTGTGCGTGACTCCGGCAGTACAAACCGTTTGCCTTTAGCGCCAGCTTGTGCAAGGAACGAGCCCATAGAACAAGCCTGCCCCATAACATAAGTTGCTACATCGGGTTTGATAAACTGCATTGTGTCGTAAATTGCCAAGCCGGAAGTTACTGATCCACCTGGGCTGTTAATAAACAAGCTGATTTCTTTTTCCGAATCTTCCGATTCGAGATACAGCATCTGGGCAACAATCAAGTTAGCCATTACATCCTCAACTGGGCCGTTAAGCATAACGATACGCTCTTTGAGCAAGCGGCTATAGATGTCGTAAGCACGTTCGCCTTGTCCAGTCTTTTCAACTACCATTGGTACTAGAGTCATTATTTCTTACCTTTCTTCTTTTTGGGTTTATCTTCAGCAATTGATTTAACACGTTCAATTTCTTCGATTAAAACATTTTCAAACAACTGGTTGAGTGTAATGTCCTGATCGTGTGCCAACTTCATTAAATTATACAGCATTTCGTCCTCAAGAACAAGCTCAACCTGCACTCGAGTGTCATACTCTTTGCCAGCAACAATGGCACGAGCCTTAGCCAAAAAGTCTGCATCGACTTCTAGGTCGATGTACTTAATCGGATTTCCTTCGTTGTCCTCCATTGCTTCGTTTGGATCAACATTGCGGCTCTGGGCTTCTGCAACGTGTGCTTCAATGTATGCAGGGTTCTGCAGTCGGTAAGCACGATCATTGACATAGTCGTATGCTTCGGCTTGGTAAACTTCCTGTGTCTTAGTGTCAAACACAATGCTAACAGTATAACCGTCAGTGGAGTTTGTCCAATTACCGCTCCAGGAGTCTAACCGATGAGCGTCGTGGCCAAAGCAGTCCCAGCAGAATTCACTGCCTTCGGTAATACGGTAATCGACTGCTTCCATAAAGTCTTTAATTGTAATCATTACGCACCTCTCTTATATTGAACAATTCCGATCCAAAGATTTAACATTGCGAGTCCTAGGTTAAGTCCTACAATCCACGGAGTTTGATTTCCAAATGCTGCAAAGGATGCACAAAATATTGCAACCAAAAAGTTAAATGTCGAGCTACGCATTATTGCGCTTCCTTATCTAAACTAACACCAGTAAGTCCGGCAATAACCTGGAAGTTATTCCACGCGGCCTGTGCTACTGGGTTAGTTTCGAGTTCTTCACTGGGCAGCACAGTTTCTAGCCAGATGTAAGGCATACGATGAGGGTGCATACCGAACTGCCGAGGTTGATGAAGCTTACCTTGTTCTAGCAAAGTAATTGATACTTCTCGAAACTTCCCTTCATCTGTTTCCGGATATCCCATCCATTCTGGATTGCTCCAACCCGAACGCTGACGATATCCGTACCATATTCCTTTCCATTGCTCGTCAATACGGGGGTCAAAGTTTGTTCGACTAATGATTACAAGTACATCTTCGATATTAACTACCCCATCGACAATGTCTCGAACGCACCGACTGTAAGATAAACCCACCCGCATAATTAGTACCTCTTGTAATTTGTATATGTAAATTATACAGGTTTTCTTTAAAAAAGTCAATAAATAAAGTGCGGATCGCGATGCGATAACATCCATCCGCACTATGATTGTAAAGGAATCACAGCGTGACTATTTACCTATATGTAAAAACCCATAATAAAACGGGTTTAAAGTATCTTGGAAAAACTGAATCAACTAACCCACACAAGTACCCCGGCTCTGGAAAATATTGGAAACTTCATTTAAAGAAGCACGGATCTGACTATTCTACAGAGATTATAAAAGAGTGTTCTTCTAAGGAAGAATTTCTTAAATGGGGACTTTACTAC